AATAGGTAGCTCCTTGAGTAGAAAACTTTTCCCCATCTTTGATTTTATTCTTCCACAGGTTTCTTCGTAACATCTCTTATTGGTACATTATATGAATTAACCCTATTTGGTTGTTTCATCAAACCCTCTTCCAAAACTGGAATTGGCCGGGGTAGAGTAAACTTCCCCCTAAAACGAGAGTAAATAGATATGGAAACTGAACTCGGTAATGTCCCGGTTGTCAATGGGGCCATAACTCCAACTCTCAATTGACCCATACTTTCTTCACCCAATTCTCCAGCATATGTATTCATAGCTGATCTAAAGAAGGTGAATGGAACTGACAGAGTTGTTGTCGCATTATCATTAGGTGTCAAATACAAGTGAGAAAAACTAGGTCTATTCTCATATGGTGGTAAAACAGCAGTCAAAGGTGTAAAATAAGCAATTAAAGCTCCTTGTTGAGTTGGTGTTCCATTAACTTGAAACAAAATATCTACATCTGTAACGAAATAGATGTAATTCTTAAAAGGCATATTCTGTATGTTATTAGCATTCCCTAAGCCCAAAAGGCCCCAAGGAACTGCTATCGACGCAATATTATCACCTAAAGCATCAGTTGAAGACCAAAGGAAAGTAGCTCTTTTGACATAGGATTCTAATCCATATTCCAGATTAACTGCCTTTTCATTTATAGCAACAGAAGCTAATCCACTTTCAACTGTAGGATAATTCTCATATTCTCCTGAAACTGCATTAGAAGTAACAATATTTGTTAATCCAACTTCACCTTGAGCAAAGAAAATGGAAAAATCTGATCCAGAAATGGCAGTGCGATTACAAACGGTGTTATGTAAAGCATAGTACTTATCATTCATCAACCACAATCTCCCACTTTCTTCATATGCCTTCTTCAAAGATTCAACATATTCCAGGAAAAATTCACGATCCCATTGACTAGCACAATCAATCATCTGTTGCACAGTCATATCTAGGGTATCATTATTATTTCTAGTCCATTGAGGAGTTTCAAACAAAGTATCCTTTCTCAAAGCTCCAGTGTACATACCTTGTAAAGATGTCCGTGGAATTGCTCCTAAAAAGGTTATATCTTCAAATGAACTAAATTCAGTTGTTAAGTCACGATCTTTAAAAGCTGACGTATAGACTTGACCTAATTCAATCATAGTATCTCTAATGACTATCGGGTTAAAATCAATGCCTTGTCTAACAGCAATGATATGATCATCACCTAATACAGTAACTTTTGCGTTTACATCAAAGTCCAAATGTCGGAAATTTCGTTTCCAGCAATAACGGATATAAAAATTATCCACTAAATTGTTGATAGTGGTAGTCAGAAAGCAACCACTCTTATTCGAACAGTCAACTTTACACAACTTATCCTTCACTTGGAAAGGTGAGTTTGTTTCATGTTCAACTAAATAGTCCTGACAATTCTGAGAAACTCCATAACAATAACCAGCTAATCGATTAAAAACTCGGTAAGCGGCTTGTTCAATTCTCTTGAGGTAACGCATATCAAATTCTTTGTAGTCACCTGCTACAAATCCTACAGCGTTATCAGCTGAAAGGTAAGAATAAATCAATTCCATGTCATGGCTATATTGGTTCAAGCCAACGGCAAATCCGGTAACCTCAAAATTGGTCATTAGAGCACTTAACAGAGCTCCAAAGATCATCCGAAAGGCCACTAATGAAACCAAATCATTTGCAAAAATCATTCGGGTTCTAACCGCGGTGATTTTATTCAACTTTTGAAGTTCATCTTTTAAGAATCCAAGAAATCTATGTTCAATTTCACCACCACTAAATGTCTTCATTTCACTTACACGTTGTAGAACTAAATTCTTAAAGGCAGCAGTGTAATTCAACTCACCATCTTCAAACCAAACAAAATCGGTTTTCCCTTTCTTAACCGCTATATTACACAGTGGGTATCCAGGCGAAGTACTTGTTGTTATTGAATTCATAAACTTTGGAATACCTTTACAGGCTTCTTCAAATGTTAATTCTCTCTTAAAACCATGAAAATCGAGACTATCCTTGTATTTCTCAAAAAGTTCTTCTTCGATTTCATCAACAAGTTGTAAATCAATTACAGGACTAGTTGTTGCATACAAATTATCTAGTGATGTCTCAATTGGACATAAACCTCTAGATCTAGTATCTGATTCATGCAAAATTGCTGGTTGTTTAACACGTTGATAAGGTAACAAATCAGCAATCGCTGATGGCTTTAACTTTGTGTTAACTGGCAGATTAATGATCTCATTTCGATCTACTTGGCGTTCATATATCATATTAGGTCGTTGATCAACAGTTGTCCGTGGACCTTGAACTGACATCTCAAGAGAAGCCATAACTTCGTTTAAATCCTCACGAGTTACAATAGTTGCAGCTCCTTGAGGTTCAAAAACTTCAGCTCCGGTTCCACAAACATGAATACCGATGATTTTATTCGCTAATGAACCACTGATACATTGAACAGCAGCTCCACAATCTCCAACAGAAGTCGGAAGACCATATTTTATACATTGGTCTAACTTCATGTAATTTTGTGTGCCAACAATAGAATATTTCATATTATTCTTAAGTTGTGCTCTTGAATAGAAAACCTTATCATCACTCTTCATATAGATCTGACAATTGTTGATCTTATCAATGTCCTCACACGAAATGAAAGACTTAGTTATATTCTTAAATCTTGGTATTTGTGGCTCTGAGAAATGAATAAGACAGATATCCTCTTTCTCATTGTAAAACATTTCAGAGAAGTTTAATTTTACATCAAATGTGTCACTAGATGTTATTAATTTCCACATATCACCATTCTTACTTACTTTCAAGTCTATAGAATGACTATAAGTCAAGAACCAACGTCCACCAATTGCAATAGCTTTTTGGCAAATTCCATCGTGTGATAACACAACATTTGAAACATTTGGACCTTGAGACTCGAAATTATCAGCACGTCGAAAATTTGAACTCTTTCTTGGTTTCTTTGAGGATTTTGTTTTAGGATCAGACTGAGATGTGAAAGTATCAACTTCCTCATCACCAGTAACATAATTTGAAATTCCAGTCACTAGAGCCAATAAACTAGCTGCAATGGCAACTTTAACACCAGTACTGGTCCCGTGAATCATATCTAAATAACTTCGTTCCTCAACTGTATCTTCCAAATTTATTTCTGTGTCAAGTTCACCGTGCGTTCTAACTTCTTCTTCAACTAAATCAGCATAAGCTTCATTATTAGGTTGAGGAATTCCATTTTGAGCACACATAACAGGAGCAACAGCATTGATGAGAGCATCTGTTAACGTCATAGGTTGAGACGGAACAGAAAAACAGTTACGCAGAGTTTCGTCTAATAACTCTTTTGGAGTTTGCCCTACTACAACTTGGCCATTCAAAGCCTCTGAATATAGTTTCCTGGTTTCAACAAACTTTTCATAGTCTTCTGTTACAAACTTTATCATTTGATTAAAGGTTAAATCTCGTTTAATCGGTTTATTGGATTTAGAACTAACAGACGGCCATATATTACAACACATCCATTTTCTATCCATCAACTCACGAGTAGTATATTTTGAGAAATCAACATTATTTTCGCTCAAAAATTTACATTCTTTTGTCGCTTTAAACTCGATCACATATCTACGCCTTCTTTGATAAGGGCGATCAATTTGATGATCAATAGCCGTATAAGCCTTGTTATTAATAGTTAGAATAACTTCGGGGCGCAATATACATCCCTTAATTCCAACACAAGGGTTATCTACAGAAGCCATTTCTGGTCTGAAAGTACCACCTGACGCTAGAGTTAAATACTCTTTTGCTTGTCGGAATTGTTCTTCTGGGGTGTCTATCAAAAACTCGTCCATTACTATGATAGGCTCGCCATTACAACCATTCCAATGAGCAGATGATGTATCTTTCTCATAAATGTGTCCGGAATCATCATCGAAGCAACGTCTAATTACTTCTCTAACTGATTCGGTTTTACCAATTCCAGATGCTCCAAATATATGGACAGCATAAGGGATTTCACTTTTGACCTTACCGTCACCAAGAGCTATTAAATTCATTTGAATCCCAAGCATCTTTGCATAGATCAAAGAAAAATTTGATCGAACTGTAGGGTCAACTTCCGTTGGCATATTATTCATCAATTTTGCTCCTTGTTTCATCATTTCAGTTATTTTGACTCGATAAAAATCGGAACCAACAACTGACTGAATCTTACTAATCGAGACAACAGCAGCAGCTTTGTTTCTCCATTCATCCAAACGATAATTATTCTTCTTTTCGGCATCTCCTAAACAGAGAATAAGTCCTAAACATAGAACTTTTGGTAAAGCCAATAATAACATCTTATACGGATTCGATGAAACAGAACCTTCTTTACAGGTATCTTTGATCTCCTTGAAAGTTGTCTTAACAACTTTTGCATCACTAGGTGATAATTTTAACACCTTGAAAACAAGAACATTCAATAAACCAAAATCACTTGGTTCACCTTGGGATTGCATTGGGCTTTCACCTGAAAATAATCTCGCATAAATTGCGTTACACACTTGTGGTGCTACTATTCCAATTAATCTTCCGATTAGAAATGATACAAAGAAAATACTCATTTCGAGAGTCACTTTCTGTACAGCAGCACATGTTTCATGGAAATCAGCAAAGAAAGGTCCTAAAACACATTCTCTCAAGAAGCGTCCAAAATAATTGAACACTTTATCAACTAATCCTTTAATATACTCGGATATAAAGGACATTGATCCAGTTATCTTCTTCCAAACTTTCTTTATAGTAAATTCTACAAAAGCTCTGGGACTCATAGGATCTTCTTGACTTGACATTGCAAATCTAGATGCCGCAAGACCTTGGGAATTAAAATAACGTTCCATCTTTTTACGGACAACAGAATACGATAATCCAGACTTAATAGACCAATTATTACGCATTCCATAGTCTTTAAAATCATTATTAAGTTCACGGAGATGATACAAATGGACTAATGCCATAAAATCTGTATCTACTTCCACTTCGTTCGTCTTGAACATCTTAACAATATTCTTATCGCTCATATCATTTAACATAATAAAAGTTGCATTTCTACTAATTCTATCTTTAAAAGCATTTACTTCATGAGACAAGAATTGATCGTCATTCAAGTCAGCGTTTAATCTTGCACGTCCAATCTTTTTCATGACAACGTGAGAATCATACATAGATTCAAGCGTATCATAAATCTTTTGAGCAAAATCTTTATATACACCGCCTTGTTTAAGGAAGAGATAATCATCACTGAAACACCCACAATTAATGTCGGATCGGACCAAACATTGACATTGGTGATGTAAATAATCAGTGGTAGTTGATAAAATCTTCTCTTCTGATTCAAAATCATTATTCAATTCAGGTATTTCACTGTCAGAATCAGATTCTGAACTATACTCACTAGGAGGGGTTTCACTTTGAATTTTATCCAAATGCTTTCGACTCTTAATGAGTTTCGCAATAATTGACATCGTCTTCTCAAAATCTTCTTCAGACTCAATGGCATAAAGTGCTTTCGAATCTTGGAAATGATTCTTAAGTTCTTCTTCGCAGACAAGATGTCCAGCTCGAAAGGGATTATTTGATTCAGAATCAAATAAAACACGATTAGCTTCGGTCAAATCAAATGAAACGAAACTATTTTTTGCTCTCTTAAGAGCATCTTTCACGGCCACTTTGCCATTTAAAATGTTTTGGGTTTTGGTAACTTATTATTTATCTCAAAGCTCCGAAGAGCGTTTTCACCTAGTCAAGGCTACTAACAATTGAGGTTTACCCTATTTTAATTTATTCTTCGGCGCATAAACCACTAAAAAGTGAAGCGCACTTTACAACGCGAGTGACAAAGGTTTTCACCAAGGGCACTAAATGCGAATTACGACCAGGTCGTTCCTCATCCATTGTGTGGGTAATATTATTGGCGGGTTAAATTCAAAAATATTATCACACAGGTAACTATGAGGCCTGGATCGGAAAATATGTGATATTTGATAGATATAATACCCCCAATCTGTTGTTGGGGTTTTAGAATTGGTCTCTTAGATCATGGTTATGATAATTTTAACATTTAAGTTAGGATAGCTCGCTGAGCCAGAGCCATTAAAATAATTAATAAAAGCAACACAATAATATATTATTGGTTACAAATACTCGATAAATTCTCGGTATTGGTTTGTTTGTTTAGTACATTTAGGCGTACAGAACCTATAAGTTTATAAGGACATTTAGGTCCATACTAGTTTAGAGTCTTTGCGGACTTTGGTAGTTTAAACACTTTCCGGTGTAATTTTGACAACTTTATTGTTGTTTAAAATGATGTTATGTAAATATGGTACAG